GAATTTGTCGATCAAAGTTGAATCTTCAAAGTATGCAGTGATGGAACCGTTTACCATTGATTTACCAATAGATGGTTGTAATGTGTCTGAAGAACCAATCACATATAGAGCTTCCATACCATTTTCGATATTTAACTCAAGGCTAGTTACAACTGCAATGCTAGAACCGCCTTCAGTAATAGAGCCACTAAATGAATCAAAAGGAGCAGTAACAGATTCAGTGTTATAAGTTGCTCCAGTAACAGCAACGCTGGCTACACTGAATCCTTTACCGATAACACCAAATGATCCAGTGACCATAGAGTTAGGAGCCACTGACAACGACATAGTATTAAAGTTACATCCAGTAGATCGAAGATATTTTCCGATGTCCTGGTGATGGCGCTCGATTGTATAGCTGCGGCGAGTAGTGCCAGCTTTAAGTACATCTGTATTCCATGTTCCACATAGAACAGCCTCTAGGATGTCATCAAATGAACCGTAAGAAAGCTCGAAGTTAATATCACCAGAAACGCTTTTATTACCATGACGGTAATTAGCAATTTGGCGATCTTCGCGCAATTCTTCTGATTCAATCGAATCTTTAGAAAGACCTATAGTTGTTCCAGTGTGGCGAATAGGCGTAAAAACTGGGGTTGATGGAGTAGTGCCGAATGTAGATTCGACTACATACGCCATATTGTGTCTTGATCCTGTTGCAATAGTCATAAATTACCTCGGTGCTACATGAGCTGTATAATTAATTGTTACTGAAATAACGAAGCGATCTTCGTCTATAAGTCCTGCATTTCTTGATACGTTACCAAGTCGAACATAAACGCCATTATACAGCAAATCTGTACCACGCTTAAAATGATTGGCTATCACATCAGCCTTAGCTTCTGCAATTCCTCTGCCCGTACCAGCAGGAGCAAATACATCAATTTGATATAAACCTAAATATTCATCTATCCCGGTTGTACCCAATCCAGCTTGAACTGTCGGAGCAGGTAGATGGGTTGGCCTTAAGTATAGCGTATTTTTTATAGGCTTATAGACAGTGTTTTCCCAAGCGACAGGAGATGATCCAGTCAACGTATTAAGTTGTGAATCTAATGCTGCACTAATGTCTGAAAATACTGTACTCATTATTTAATCTCTTGCACTGCTTTATTAATCGCTTGCTGAAAAGCAAGAACATTAATTCTTACCATTCCAGTAGGTGCTTGGCTAGAATGACCAAGATATTCTATACGATTTGCATAAGGTACGTTATTTGTTAACCATATAGCGCCATCACCTTTAAATGATCCAACAACAGCAACAATGTTTGATATTGTCGCGGCCCCAGAAGCATCTCGCGTGTCTAATTTGCCACTTGCAGGGCTGCCTAAAGAGCATTGCCAGTTCCCTCTCAATTGCCCAGCAACATACCCAACAGGAGGTTTCTTTTTCCACAAACTTGGGTTACCGACAGGAGTTGACTTTACAACACGGCTAAATAAATCTATTGCAACAGCTTGAGCAACGTCATTGACATTCCTCTCAGTCTTGTCAGCGAATGCCTTAATATCTAAGGTGAAGCTCATAGTACACATCCGTTCCAGATGGAGAGATTACCTTCACATCCATCACTCGATAGTTAATGCCTTCAAACAAAACATTGTCATCAATAAATGGAACACCTCTGCCTGACTCTAAAAGCATCTTAATGTCGTTTTCTTGTACTAATTCAGAAGCCTTCTCAGCCTGCGTAAATTGCGCTCTAACGGCTTTTGCTGTGATGGTACTCGTACTGCCTCCAGAGTAAGCGCCAGTCGCAGGATCGAATGTAGAGTCTCCTACGCGAGTTATTGAAGCAGACGCACCAAAGTAAGTAATTAGCTTAGAAGCGGTTTTTCTTAAATTAACAAAGTTATACCCAGACCCATTTGTCTGCGTAGGCAATGCAGGTGGTAATCCTGAATCAGCGTTGCGAATAAAACCGTAATCAAACACGAATAACCCTCATTGTATTAATTACTAACTTTTGCAGCTTAGTCTCAGCAGCCGTCAAATAAGTACTGGCTCGTGCGCTACTTGAGTATTCAACCTCAAGCTCACCCACTTTTTCCTTAATTGTTTCTCTTGCCTGGTTTGCTAGTGGATTCTCTCCACCGTCAATGCCAATGCAGATTTCCATCTGAGCTTCTTTGAGAAGTCTCGGGATGTAATCAGAATCAACGTAATAATTATCAATTTCTACGCCATATCTAGGCCACTGTAGATTTTGCTCGATATTAGACTTAGTTCCGACAAACATCTTGGACTCTAAATAGTCCATAGCCTGAATAATCAGAACAGAAGTTGTCCCGGTAAGGGTAACCCCTCTATCTGAGGCATATGTTGTTAATTCTGCTTCGGACACATACGAATTTGCAGTTGTTGAGCCACTGCCAGTCTCTACTACAATAGTCGCCATTTATGCGTCCTCCATCCAACCGTATAACGAGCCTGATACTTGGCACGCTTTATCAACAGTTGCAAGCAATGCAATAACTGATCCTGCGTGGTATGCACTGGCAACCGGAAAATTAAATGTTACTGTGTTATCTTGCAAATCCACTAAGCCGTGAGGCAATAAAATAAATGGATTGCTAAATGTTAATCCATTATATAAGTTTGATGCTAGTTTTACCGTTACTCTTGCATCAGAATTTGAACTTGCACTACCAGCAACCGCTCCAGCCAAATAGAATACTTTCCCAGCAGGAACCATTCTGACAGACGAGAACTGAACATTCTCACCTGCTCTTATATTTGCATAGTTAGAACCGCCATAAGATACGCTTATAGCGCCATCAGCCTTCTTTAGTGAGCCAAATGTAACAACATGAAAGACATTAATGAAATGAATATTTGCTGCCTGAGTGAGAACCGGAGTTATCCCGTTTAGTGTTACGACCTCAACCTTTTCTGCTAAGTTAGTGTCTAGGTAATGAATCTCTACTGTTCTAATTCCAGTACCATTAGCACTATCGTTTGTGCTGGTGCTAACAACAGACATTCTGGCTCCACCTACAAGAGGCCCAGGGAAATCTCCATCAGTCCATATAACAGCGCCTTCAACAGACCCGGTAAATGTTCTTTGTCCAAATGAAACGTACGGATAAGCGTTAGGAACCTTACCTCGTGCGATATCATTATTCATTGAATCTACTGGAAGCCTGTCTATGCGAGTAACTAACTCGTGAGAGGTATCAGCTTTCGCAGAAGTAGAGAGCCTAATACCTTGAGCAGACATTATTTAGCCTTTTTAGACGGTGCTTTAACTTCTTTAGCGGCAGGAGCATCAGACCATTCAACATCAGTCTTGAGCATATCTTCTTTATTAATTACAGCATAACCATAAGGGTTATCTTTGCGTACTACTTTTACAGTTTCCATTTCTGACTCCTAAAAAGCCACCCCCCGAAAGAGGTGGCTAGTTTCAGACTTAGCCCAACAACAGAGCGGTATGCTCTGGCTTGATGTTCTTAACACCCCAAGCCAAACCAACTTCGTAACGTACTTTTCTGTAGCCTTTGTACATTGCAAATTCCATTGTCAAACCTGAGCGTGGATCAGTGATCAGCATAACGTCTTCAGCCATGTCACCTTCTTCTGGACGAGCAGGAGCGCGAGCAGCAAGAACGATAGCAGAGCGGTTGAACGCCATGTTGCGAGCAGAAGAACCAACAACAGTGATAGCAGTTGCAGAAGTTCCAATTGCTTTACGCAGACCAGGAGCAGCCAAAGTAATAGTGCCGCCGCCAGAAACATTAGCATCGCCAGATGCAACAACGTACTTGTTAGTGTCGCCAGCAAAAGTAACAACGTCACCAGCCAAAAGTGCGCCAGTACCAGCAGAAGCCAAAGTCAGTACAGTTGCACCAACAGCATAGCCAGCGTTGTTAGTAGTAGCATTAGCAGCACTACCAGCAGTGTGGTTGTTAATCTGAGCAGACTCACGCAGTGGCATACCAGCTAGATCAAGCAGAACGCCTTGACGAAGCATAGAGTCAGTACCAGCAGAGTTTACGGCAGATTGCTTACCAATGAAGTTAGCACCAGCAGAAGTATTCAATACTAGCTGGTTGTCACTTACTGGTGAGCCGTTATCCTTCAGAATCTTCAGTACGTTAGACGCATCAGTGTAGTCGTTAGCAGTTCCGAAAGGAGTGCTACCAGCAGTACCGTAAGCGCGGCTAAAAGTAGACTGAAGGCCAGCCAGGTCAAATTCAACTTCGTTAACCATTGCACGGATTGCCTGAGCAATCTTAGCAGCACGAACGCCCATGTAAGTAGCGCCAGTGTTTAGTTTCTTCTGGTCATCACCGTTAAAACCAAACTCAGCAGCGCGAGACTTGGTGATTTGGATGATGGTGCTTCCAGAAGTTTGACCAGTTGGATCAGGGATGGTCATAGCAGGAGTGATGTCAGATACATTACCTACTGGCTCAACGTCAACAACGATGTTTTGGTTGATACCGGCACGCTCTGCGCTGGCGTTCATAGTTACCGCAGGAATTAGACCTGTGAGTTCGCGTGATACAACATCCAGAGCTTCATAAATATCTGGAACGATTGAGGAGATAGTATTCTCAGCCATTTTAAATTACCTTTCAATTATCAGTTATAGTGCCACCGGACTTCACAAATTCCATCCGTTTGGCTGGGTTAAGTGCCTCAAATTCGGCACGACTTCTTACCTTTGTGGCACCGCCACTATTTGAGCCACCAGAGGCACCGCCGCCCGATGATTGATTGCCTTTCAACAATGCAGAGTATCTTGCATCGTTTTTAAACTCGGATTTAAGATCGTCAAACGAACTAACGGTCAAATTACCATTTACGTCTGTAACCTTAACACCATCCTCGTGAAATTTCAATCTACGGCCTATGAACTCGCTTAACAACTCAGCATTTGCGCCATCTGCAAGATCAGCGGCTAATTTCATTGCTGTATTGTTTCTTTTCTCGTTCGCTATGCCTTGACGTAAACTATCAAGCTCACTCAGAGTTGTTTCATACTTTTCTTGGGCAGATTTATGAAGTTGCTCATAATCACCCTTTTCTCGTGCAATTCTTTCCCTTTCGGCCTGAGTTTCGGCCTCAATTTCCCGTTTTGCTTGTTTAGCTCTTTTTGCTTCCGTTAATAGCTCTTCCATCTTAGCTTTCATGGCGTTGTTCTCTGCCATTAGTTGAGATAGGTCTACTGATGGAGCTTCTTGTTGTACTTCTGCTACTTCTGCTTCTTCACTCATTTAAATCACCTTTTGGTCACAAACCAAGCGATCACTGATCACTTATAAGTCAGAGAATACAATTTGATTCATACTCTCTAGTTCAGAAAGGGTATAAACCCTTCCGGTTGGGTCAACAAACTTATCAATACCAAGTTTGCCAGCTCTAAATAGACGAGAACGCTCAATTCCTAACGCCTCATCTATAAATTCTTTGTTTTGCCGCTGTAACCATTGCCCATAATTCAATTTGGAGTCTACTTGTCTCGCTCCACTTTGATTTACTGATGGTCTAAACGACTTTATGTCTAAACCAAGTTTAAACTCGTCCCGTATAACCGGAACCGTTGTCGATCTACATCCGTAATGCGCTGGTGGCATAGGGCCAGATCCAACTAGGTAAACAGTTAAATCACGACTCATGCAAATAAGGGTTGTTCTCCCGTCAAGAGTTGATACCCATTCATACTCGCCAATCATTCTACTATTCTTTTTGTAGAAGGCAGATCTGCTAAACGAACTAACATGATTAACAATTGTACCGATTAATGATGTTATTTGGCGTTTCATTATATTTCGAATAAGATTATCGACTTTGCGAATAATTGATTGAGTCGAATCACCTAACGTCACACCGTCAATTACTTGTTGTAATATCTGCGCTTTCTTAGCATTTCCGAATTGACTTAAAGCATCAGCTATACTTACGCCAGAACTGACAGACATTGCTTCCGTCAAGACGTTTCGAGCTAATACTGCGCTTTCTGGCATGATTACTGATGTGTTTACTACCTTGCTAATCATTAGAGCGGCAAAAGATGCCTCACTAACAGCTAATTCCTTTGAGTCAAACTCAATAAGCAGTTTAATTTCTCTAAATGTTAAGTCACTTAACGTAGTAATGTCTTTGACAACGTCTTGCAGCCTCTGAGCTACAAAGTTTTCAGGTTCTTGACTTAGGCGAGCATTAATCCTTTGACGAAGACGGTTTAATATCTTGACAGCTTCTTTCGACCTGCCATTACCGTAACGCTGAAGGAATACCTGCCGCCTAGTCGCAGCATCTATCAAATACTGATCAGTAATCATTATTTACCGTACGGCTTAGATTTCTTCTTCTTCATCACTCACCTCTTTTACGTTTGGTGGGGCAATAGATAGAGTTCCTGCGTCCATTTCAAGCACATCGTCAGACTCTATCTCATCGTCCAGCACTTCATCAGTTCTGTCATGCTCAAGCAGGCTTGCTTTACGCATCAGGTGTCTAATATCTGATTTAGCGATGACACCACGATCCATAAGCTGGATATTTGCCATAAGCAGGTTGGGGTCAACAGTAGAGTCGTAGAACTCTTTGTTGATTTCTATTTCAGGGTCAACAGTACCGCCCATAAACAGCATTGCCCACTTTAGGCACTTCTCGAAAGACTCTTGGACGTTAATGATGATAGCGCCCAGCTTACTGTTATGCCCGGCGAATCTAATCTTGGCAGCTTCGGCAGTCTCTCTGCCTCCACCGTCTTGAATGATCCGGGTTCCGATCTTAACCATCTGCATTTCCTTCATCTCCATCCCTTTCAGCGGCATTTGGTTCTCATTTGCCTGGAGGAGTTGAGCGCCACCGCCTTCTGGTAACAGAATGGCAGAGCGGGAGCCGAATGAGATGCCTCCTGACATATTCTGGTCTACCCATGACTGAGTAAGGCCGGAAAACGCTGGAGTAGGCTGACCAACCAAGAAAGATGATTCTTCGTAGTCAGCAGAGTTGCGGTAGTGAGAAATATTGATCTCAGCGATGTCATATAGAGGCGCTTTATCAATAGTTTCGTCATTATTGACAGAACCGATAAACGCGAACGGAATTTCAGTCCAGAGCGAGCCGTCAGACTTGCGAGGATAGATATCTACCTCACCATTGCCGTATTCAACAATATCACCATCTTCGTTGTACAAATTTTGTACATATACGCCATTCTTTAGCAGAAGGACGCGGTGATACATGCATTCTTCGTAATCAAAGCCATCATTAGAATCTTTCAAAGTAGGCTCTTGCAATACGACCAAAGATAGCTTCTTTAAGCCGCCCATAGTCGTAGTTCGCCAGTTAATAACAGATTCTGCCGGGTAAGGGAGGATATTCGCCCGCAAATTAAGCGAGCTGACTTCGTAATTGGTCAATCCTTCCGGGGCTGATGGGTAGTCCACCAAAAGGCCGTATCGACCGATCATGAGAGCTTCACTAGCAGCATCTTTGATCATTTGATCCAGGGAGAGGCCATCACCGTTGGCATTTTCGATCATATACTCAATTGCAGGGTCAACAACGATAGTGGAAGGCTTGCGGAACACCATTCCGAGCATTCCTTCCTTCGTGTGAGCAGTAAAGTTCACGAAATTGGCTCGTTCGACATAAGCCTTGTATCTGAGCTTGTTATCAGTCGATCCATCAGTAGCATTTGGGGGTGGTAGGTAAGCTGTACCAGCTAAACCCCCAAGCGCACCCTCTGCACCTTTGGCTCTTGACTTAATCGCGGAAGCACCTTCGTCACAATCACGAACCATCTTCCATCGGTTTAAATACTTGTCGTACTGGGGGTGTCTGCTATCTACTGGCATATTTTATCTCGCAAAACGTACTCGTAGGTCTGCCACAGGCTTAACTACTGGAATTTCAAAGGCTATCGGATAA